ACCTTTTTTATACATAGCTCCGCCTCTCATACCCATGTCATCTTGATAGTAACCAGATGCCATATCTTTTCTAGCAGTAGACATTCCACCACCCATTTTACTTACTCTTCCACCTACATTGTATCCTTTAGGTGTTACTTGTTTATTAAATCTATTGTTTGCCATTATTTTTTTCCTCCGTTGTTTTATTGTTTTTAACTATTTGGTGCCACATCTCTCAAATTATTTGCTTGAATATACGTAACTGTTACAGTTGCTTGACCTGTAGTTGATGTTGTTCCTACTGTTATAAGAGTAGCAGTTACTTGCGTATCTTCATCAACACGATCCATATTATCAAAGGCCGAACTTTGTTGTGTGTGGTCTGCCGCAGCTTTAGCATTTTGAGCCGCAATATAAAAAGCTGCTGTTGCTCCACCTGAATCAGTTTTACCAACCGACATAGTCGCACTAGTTCCTGCGTCACTGGCTATTGCAAAACGCATTAGTACTTCTACTATTTGTGAATTCTTAGGTATTACACCTACGTTGTAAGTATTTGTTCCAGCTGCTACTGCCATACTAATCATTATTGACTGAGTCATAGCTACTTGACCTGTATTTTTTACATTGTTGCCAAGTATTGTTCCCGTTGTGTTTGAGATCGTTCCAGCTTTAATCGGTCCCGAAAATGAAGTTGTTGCCATTATTTTTTTCCTCCGTTTTTAAAAATTTGTGTACCCTTAATTCCAAAAATACTTCCGACGACAAGGATCCACAATGTCGAAAACCACGTCGGTAGTGCCGCGAAATGTTCGAAGAAAGTTTTTACTTTATCGAGAGCGCCAGGATCCTCTGAGAAGACTCCCCACGCGAGCACAATTATGGGCGCCGACAAAATTACGAGAACGAACTCATCCTTGTAATCATTTTGACGTGCCTCTAACAATTTTCCCTGGTAAGCTTCCTCACCACGAGCTTGTCGTTCAGCGTGCAATAGCTGTGCATCAGACATTGCGACTTTTGCCTTCTGCTTGTTAGCATAAATTTTACTACCAGCAGAGACGGCTAATTTAATTGCCGATAACCACATGTTAGTACCAAGTTGCTGTTTTCTTTTTGTCTTTTAGCATTCTTTTAGTACCTCTAACTTCAGTTTTATCTCCAGTTGGTATGTAGTTTCTTGGCATACCATTGGCTGTAGTTACAGATCTAGGGTCCAACTCAATATTTTGAGAAGGAATTCCTATTTCTTCAGATGCTACAAAAAATTTATCTTTTTTGTTCATAGTTTCTCCTATTTTTTCTTCAACTTCTTTAATGTTATAGCAAATCTTGCTCTTTGTCCAAGCTTTCCTGGTTTCTTCGCTGCTGCTTTTAATTTTGAAGCAGGAATTGTCTTACCTTTTTTGATTCCAAGAGATTTTCTTAGTGATCCAGGTTTTTTTATTGCTTTTTTGATATCTAACTTAGACATGTCTACCTATTTTCGCCTTCATACTTTTCTATTTCGATATTTGGCATCATTTTATCTACATTTGGTATTGATTTACTAAGAATTGTTTTTTCAATCGACGTTTCAGCTCTCATTTTTGCTAAATCTGCGTTTTGATCAAGCTTATCTTCATGTTCACGCTGATTCATCATTGCTTTCATACGATCAAGGTTAATTCTCTCTTCACCTTCTTTTCTTTTTCTCTCATTATCAGCTGCTCTAAGGTCTAATTCTCTTGCTCTTAACTTAGCAATTGGATCATCACCAAAACCAGAAGTAACTTCTCTCTCTTCTTTTAAGAATTCTTCCATCATTTCAGCAATCAAGACAGCTTTTCTTGCTTCAATCTTTTGACTGATCTGTTGTGCAGCTTGTGCAATCTGTGGATTGTTCTGAGCCATCTGATTCATCTGTGCTAGCTGTTGTAATTCTTGAGGGAACTCAAGTTCAATTTGTTCTTGAGACATTAAACTAATATGTTCAAAAATATTTTTCTCCATTGCAGCCATAACCACAGGATTATTCCTAGCAATGTTAGTTGCCATAAAATTTAAATGTGAAGTTATGTGTGCTCTGTGATCTTGACCAGGGAAAGCTTGAAAATTTTTACCACTTAACGCCATGATGTTTTCTAAACTGGGATCAATTGGTTGTGGTTGTTCAGGCTTAACTAATAATGTGTCAATATCTTTTACACCTAATGCTTCATACATATTTCTATACGCTTGATACATGTTGTGCATCTGCGGATTAGAAGTTGCCAGCTGCAACTCTGTTTGTGCGAGGGAAATACGCTGAGTTTGAGAAAAGATGTTGGGATCAGCAACTGGCAATATATCTACTCTGTCATCAAAGTCTGTTTGTTTAACTGTTCTTTGACCCCCAACTACGTCATACGGATATTCCGGTGGTAGATATAACTTGAATACTCTTCCTAATAATTTGAATTCATTTTTTAATGAAGAGTAAATTCTTTTGTGGATAGCTGACATAGTTCTAGAACCACGCTCAAGTAATGCAACCGTAGTTCCAACTGCAGCTTGTTGGTTACCATCACCAACTTGTAGATCAGCAATCGATGCAAATCTTTGACCTGCTTGAACAACTATACCCATTAGGTTTAGTAATGTAGCTGATGGTTCTTTAAATGGTAACATCATAAATGAATCTTTTAAATTTCCACCTGGTGCATCTACATCTCTAAATTCACCTGGTTGAATAGACTGTGCATCATCTCTAATTCTAATACCACGCATTTTAAATCCAGCAGGTAAGTTAGATAAAGTACCTGCATCCAATAATTGACGGAGTGCTGCAGTTGCAGTTCTGCTTAAACCGCCAATCATGTGGATTAGACCAAAGCCATAAAACCCTAGTCCTGGAAGAAATTTAAAATGAGTAAAGTATGGTATTTTAGTTTTTTCTGGATCACCAATTTCATAGTTACGTCTAATAGATAAAACATTTCTTGTTGCTTCATCAACTGTTACTATGTATGGAATTTTAATTCCTGAAGGTTCACCTGTTTCGTCAGCGTCTTCAAAACCTTCTATATCTAAATTAACATGACATTCTAAAAGAGTGTAGACATCATCGTCTTGTGTTTTTCTTTGACCTTCTAATTCTCTCTCTTTTTTCTCAACGTCATCTTCAACTTGTCTTGGAGATCCTAAATCAATATCTAAATAGAAACCTGCAACTTGTTGTTTTCTTAATTCGTTTTTAGAAACTTTTACCCGATGGATGATTGCCTCTGCATCGTCTAATGAGGTAGCCGTGTAGGGTACAATCAAATCATCTGCTGGTACGAACTTTGACACAGCTTTTTTAGATAACTCATCATAATAAGTTTTTTTAAAAGCTGATCCTGCTAACGGAAGATAAAATAGCATTTGATCAAAGTCGGGCTCATAGTCTTTCATTTTTTCCATGAGCTCGTAGTTCATAAAATCTTTAACACGTTGTGCTTGTTTAGTTTTCTCTTCACTTGGTGCACCGATGACAGCTGTTCTAACTGGACCATCTGCTGGAAGTAATTCTTTATAAGCTAACGCTTGAAACTGAGTAACCGCTTCTGCTAGAACTGGGTGCGTTGCACCTGAAGCTCCTTGGAAAGGTTCTGTTCTCATATCATATTTGAAACCTAATAAATCTAAACCTTGAGTGTAAGAACGTTCCCATTCTTTTCTACCCATTTGATAGTCTTGATATTTTTGAGAAAGGTCTGCACCCATCTCATCTAAAACTTCGTCTGGTAAAAACTCTGCTAAGTTTGCGTAATGTTCATCGCCACCTTCTGGTTGCGCTGCTTGAGGATCAAAATCTACTTGTACTGATCCATCTTCTAATTCAGTTGTTTCTATGGGCCCTGGTGCCTGTTCCTCTGTTACTTGTTCTTCAACAATTGCTTCTTGAATTTGTTCTTCACCCGGTATAATTGCCGAGCCTCTTGGACCTTGCGTCAGGGACTTGTCTACTTTGTCTGCCATTTTTTATTTTCTCCAGTTTCACTGTCTTAACAGTATTATAGTTAATATTCAACCCCTGAGGCGTGGGTCCTGATTCAGGCGGCAGGAGCCATTTCTTAGGGTACAAATTCTTCGAACTCATCCGATTTACCTCTTACACTTTCTTTAAATTCTCCGTACTTTTTTGCAACTTCTGGACCAGCTAAATATGCAATACCAAGATCATCTGGTTTTTTTGTAAACGTAGAAGCTTCAGCTACATCAGCTGCACCCATTAATGTACCAGCTGTTCCAACAATAGGTATGAAAGGTGACACTGCTCTAATAATTGGTTTAGAAACCATCTTGCCAACTTTAAATGCATTCTTAAACATATTTCTTGTTTTAGATTTTTCAGGTACAGGTATTTTTTTACCTTTCATCTCTTTTAAAAGTTCTTCATAATTTGCTCGTGCTACTACATCATCTGCAGTTTTTGCTTTTAAATTTTGTAGGGTTGTACCTGTCATCCCTCTGTCTATAGATTTTAAAGTATTAAAACCTCCTTCAGGTAAATAAACTTCTCCTGTCACCACATCAACATTCCAGCCTCTTAAAAGGTTAGCAGCTTTTTTCCCTTGCTTACCACCACTTGCAACTAAATTTTGTATAGCTGTATTATTTTTATCAATTAAAGCTGATATCTCTTTAGTAGGAGTTTGATCAAAAGCTTTCTTTAATTTTAATTGTTCTTTATACAAAGGTTTTAATTCATCGTTTAATATTTCAGCATATACTTGATTTTGTTTTGAAGTTTGCGGAGCTATAGCATCAGTTGGATAATCGACACCTAGTGCTTTAGCTTGAAAAATATTTGCAGTGTGTGCATTCTCTACATTCTTAAATTTAAATTTTTGTTTATCTTTTTTAAATCTTTCAAAAGCAGCATCAGTATCTTTAGTCACAATTTTTCTTTTTTCTGCAGCTTTACCTTTAGCATCTCCTGTAGGTTCTGGTCCTCTTTTGCTTTCAGTGAATTTTACACCTTCTTCTATTAATTCTGATTTTCCTCTAGTCATCCATTTAGGAGTTCCTGTGGACTTACCTCTTTGTAGATTAAATTCTTCTATAACAATTTTTTTAGCTTCATTAGGAGTTTTATCTAGTTTAACTAATTCTTTAAATCGTTCTACTTTATCGGTTACTCTTTTTGCTCCAGCTTCATTTATTTTTTTTAAAGCCTCTTCAGATCCATTTTTTAGTTCTGTTCTCTCTTCTATCTGTGGTAAACCAATAGGACCATCAGTAGTTTTACTTTGTTCTTTTAAATAATCGTCGTAATATTTTTTTCTGCTTTTAATAAACTCAAGACCTTCTTGCATTGTAACAACACCTTCTTCAACAGCCTTGTCTAATTCTTTCTGCATCAAATCTACAAGAAAAGCATTAGAAGACTTTCCAGTTCCATATACGCCTTGTAACAAAACGTCTGCTTTGTTTTTAAACTGAACTGCACTGTAAGGTTTTTTTGGTGGAGGTGAGCCATCAGCAAAATTCTCTCGACGCGTAAGATACGCCATCATCTCGTTGTACTCGTGGATTTTCAATTTACAATCCTAGTATTGCTGCTAGACCGCCTGATTGTTTCTCATCTCTTTTGATAACACCTCTACCAATTAAGATATCTTCTTGTGTAATTTCTCCATCACCAGATAGATCAGGGAAAGATCCACCAGCTAAAGTAATTCTAGTTTTATCATCTTCAACTAATTCTTTAACAACTTCCATTCCAGGATCTTTAGCTGTGCCCATTCTCATTTCAAAAAACTCTTTTAGTTCATCTAATGACTTTGGTTTACGTCCTTTTTCTCTAATAAATTCTTTTACAACTTCTTCAATTCTAATTCTAGGATCGATTGCTGCTTGATCACTCATAGCTTCTCTTCTGAAACTATCAAAGTCCATAGGGTCTAAACCTTGCTCTAACATATCAAATCTGTATTTATTATATTCGTCCTCTAACATAGGATCTCTATCTGCCATTTGCATGATGCCTGAATCCTGAGCCCTGACTTGTTCACCCATAGGCACGCCTTGGTCTTTCATTAATTCAATTGTATCTAAGTCTTCTTCTTGAAACTCTTCAACTTCATCACCTTGTGCATAAAAATTTCTCATAATTCCTCCGTTTGCTTTTTCTGGTCTATCTAAATAATATTCATAGGCTTTACCATAATACTTTAATTGGTCTTTATCTGAAAGCTCAGAATAATCTAAACCGTCTTCACCTGCCATGTCTTCGGCAATTTCAACAATCTTATATTTCCAATCGTCCATTAATAGTACGTCCTCTGTTGTTTAGGCATCTCATCCTCTTTGTAGTCTTCAGGGTGATTTATTAAACCTCCCTGTCTAAACCTCATTACAGCTTGGGTCATGGAATCCACTAAGTCGTCGTGATCCCCATAAGGAAAAGCTGCACATTCCTCTATGACTTCTTGTGCGAAGTCCATATCTTTGGGCGCCCATATCAGTCCCGACTCAAAGAGCGGAGATACTGCGTTTACCCTCGTGTGTTTATCGTTACCACGCGACGGTGAGAAATTTATAACAGGAATTCCCATCTTACGCAACTCATAAGTTAAAGGTAATCCTGATGCCTTACTCTCGATTATAACTGTTTCCGGATTCCAGTAGCCATATTGTTCGAGCGCTATCCTACGAAGCTCTGGGAATTCATACCTACCTTTTAAAGAGTCTACTAATATTAAACTTGGTGGTGAGTCTTCATTTTCTTGAAACACGCCCCAGGTAGTAATAGCTGAAAAGTCAGCAGTTTCTTTTTTCATAAACGCTGTATCGTAAGATTGTATAATATGTTGTAATGGTGGCATTTCATCGTCTTCCCAGTTTCTCCACCACTCACGTTTTATTAATGCACCTTCTTCTGAAGTAGGGTTTTGCATATACTGTGCATTCCATTTAGTCAGAGGAATACTAGCTTTAACAGATTCTAAATCTTCTAGCTTCCAATATTCTGGCCAAACAGGTTTACCTGATGGTAGGATTGCAGGGAATTCTATAAGCTCCCATTTATCAGCTTTGACTCCCTTTTGAGCATTTAACAATCTACCTGTTAAATCTTTTTCATTCCATCTTGTCATGATAACAACAATCGATCCACCAGGTTGAAGACGTTGTCTAGGTCCTGATGTGTACCATTCATAAGTTCTTTCAAGAGCTTGGTTGTTAAGAGCATCTTGTTCAGTGTGTGGATCATCAATAATTAATAAGTCAGCACCACGACCTGTGATAGCTGATCCAACACCGGCAGCGTAATATTCCCCGCCTTGTTCTGTTTCCCATTTACCAGCAGCTTGAGAATCAGGATTTAATCTAGTTTTAAAAACTTGCTTATATTCTGGAGAGTCCATTAAAGATTTAGCTTTACGACCAAACCTTACAGATAATTCAGTTGTGTTAGTTGATTGAATAATTTTTAATTTAGGATTACGACCTACCATCCACGCAGGTAAAAGATAAGAACCAAATTCAGATTTAGTATGTCTAGGTGGCATATTGATAATTAATCTTTTAATTTTACCTTGTGCAAGTTGATCAAACTTATCTGCAATTTTTTTGTGATGTTTACCTTCAATAAAATCTGGCCAGACGTGTTTTACAAAATCCATAAAATTATTTTGTATTCCAGCAGTCTTTTTCTTTTCACCATACTGCGCAGCAAGTAATGAGAATTGTCTTCTTACGTCGGCAGGTAATTTCTCGAAGTTCTTTAGTTTATCTTTATTTATCATTTGAAAAAAATTTTCTGAAAAATTTTTACACTATTTTTTTAAAAAGTAAAAAAGTATTATAAGGCTTTAAATGTATGAAAGCTGGCATAAATACAAACTATTGGGACCCCTTTTATAAAAATAAAAAAACCTTTTTGTAAAAAAATTTAAAAACCCAACTCGGGTTGGTACCTCTATCGATTCATAAAACCAGAGCGCCATACTGGCCAGGTAACTCTGGCGCTACTGGTCCGAGTTCTTAGTCGCTACCTTGCGGTCACTGCTAACATACAGGGAAAAGCCAGAGGCTGATTTGGATGCCGTCTCTCGGTCAAATTCTCTTGATGCCTGGCGCACAACCTATGCTTGTATGC